ATATGAATGTGCCATATGAGGATGATTTTAACATTTGTTTTGTTAATGGTGACTGTACAAAATGGTCTGCTGCAGAAACGATGGGATCTTTTGTTACAATGACATATGGATTAAAAGAGTATTTACCAGAAAATATGTATCAGTTATTGCTAGCTACTTTTAATGCTTGGAGTGATAAATATATACAACTACCAATAGATATTTATAATAAAGTTGTTGTGCCAGATAAGGAAAAATTAGGTAAAATAGATAAAACTATTTTATACTTAAATAATAATATTGTAAAACAGACAGGTCAAATACATAGTACACAAAATTTTTTACAAGGTATGTTTAATTATGCATCTTCTTATAAAGCTGTATGTTGTGCAAACTATACATATTACATATGGAAAAAAATGTATCCAAAAAGCAAGTTAATATTAGAACATATGGAACATTCAGATGATTATGTTTTAATTATTTTATATAATGATAAACAAGAATTAATCAAATATAGGATTTTACAAAAGATTATGATGAGATTACATGGATATAATGATAGTGATAGAAAAACTAATTGTCAATTAATATTTATGGAATTTGTTTCACAAATGTCTTTTAATGGTGTAATGTTATATCCTCAAATTAAAAAATCAAAGGAAGTTAATACAAATTTACCATGCTCTGGTTATAAAACAGATATGGAAGCTGCATTATCAAGGGTTGGTGAGTGTATGAGGGTTGGTTGTAATCAATCTTTTCTTTATTTCTTTCAAAGATTACATGTAAAATGTGTTGCAGAAGCTTATTCTTTATTACCAAACATGTATAATTCAAAAAATATAGACTTAAAAAAGTTATATAATACTCCCATAGAAATGTTTGGTTTACCTGATCCTTTACCATTATTGTCTTTATATTGTCGTGGTAATGGTAACAACTATAGGTTATTTAATTATTCCGATAAAGAATCAAAACTGAAAATTATTATGTTATATAATCTAGCTATAGAAAATAAAAATAAAGAAAATATTCTGTATGAAGATGTTGATTATAGTTATTCATTATTTAATCCAAAATTTATGTATGAAACAAAATCAAAATTATTGATTAAGTTAAGGAGAAAGCTAAATCTTGCACCAGGTGAATTAAGTGATTTTTGGGAAAAACATATTTCTTATAGATTTATAAAACCAAATGATAATAAATTATTAATAATGTGGCTTAAAGCAATGTTTTTTAATAGAACATTTATAGAGGCTTATATAAAATCAAACAGAACAAAGATGTCTATGAGATTATCAAATTTTGTAAAAGACAAAGTTCTTAAAACACATATAACTATTGATGATCTTTATAACATAAAATCAGATATGATGACAATAAAATCATTAAAAACTTATCTAGATGACACTTTCCAAAATAACATAGGTAAATATGAGCAAGATCTTATAAATCATGTACATAATGATAAAATTTTGAAAATAATTACAAAATGTGATCCCACATACTCAGCCATTTATTCAATTTTAAATAATATAAAGGTAAATATTGATACAACATATAAAAAAAGTAGAACTATACAAGTTGCAGTTAAGACACCTAGTAAAATAAGAAGTTTTGATTTAATTAATCC